CTTCACATTTGAGTATATGTCCTTAATTGCTCCTAGTACATTCTCCTTACCATGTACATCAATGTTCCAATCACACAAATGAATATCTTCAGCAAATGACTCTGCTAACCCTTCAATGTTCTGATTACTAAAGTCTTTGAAGTACTGTAATACTGTGTTAATCATCGTCTACTGGTGTAAATGAACTATCATAATTGTAACCATTGTGCGGCAACCATCCACTGAATGTTGCTCTATGACTCTGAACACATATTGCTCCTGACCATGACACTGCACTAAGCGTCCCTCCACCATAGCAATTCTTTGTTTTTGTGAGATAATCTAACAAGTAATCCCATTCATCTGGGTTTATCTTGTGTTCTATCTCAACCAGTGCAATGATTCTATCTAAGTCTTCCTTAGACATTAATCTCATTACCTCTGACTTATCTCTGTTCAAAGTACCATCACCACTGCATATATTATACTATCTATACTCCCTTTGTCAATTCTGTTTGTCGGGTCTTAAAGATATTATAGAGTATCCCCAAGCAACCATACAAAGGTATGTATAACTCTGATGATTTACACTCACCAATTCTGTGTTCTACCTCCTTTACTCACTTTACTATGTGTACTATTAAAATCAGTAACAGGTACATCCCTTATATCTGTATTTGGTCGTGCATAGTCTGTTGCAGTTGGTTCACCTCTCATGTGATACTGTTCATAGTTCTGTACCAACCCTTCGGTTGTTCCATTACTCTGTATCCATTCATTAGCACACTCATATACTGCTCGGTTATCTTCTCTGCCTTGTTCATGGGCATGATTGAGAAGTATAACCAAACACTTTTGTCTTAGTTCTTCCTGTTCTGGACTCCATTCATGTTCCATTAGCATCCCTCCGAGTCATGTACTCCATCCCACTCTTCAGTATATTTAGTTAACAGGTCATTAAAAACTGGCGTTTTCACATCCGCTTTCTCGGCGTTTTCTCTGAGTACTTCATCTAATCTATCTAAATCTTTGCCAACCTTAGATGTTATTTGTCTATTATGTCTTTTGAGAACATCATTGATTGGTTCATTATTAGCATATGCTTCCTCTAAAATGTAATCCAACTTCCTACTACCTGTGTACGTTGGTATCAACTGATGTCCTTCGCCTTTGTCCAGTAGTTCTAATACTCTATCAAGTTTGGCATTGATCGCTTGTAATTCTGAATCAGTCATGGGGCAGTCTCCAATAATTCATGTGCATTATTTAGACTCCTGTCACTAACTCAGCATTTGCTGGATCTAATTTAGCAAGTAGTCTTCCTGCCTGTCTATTGATTAAAGTTAGTCCTCTACCATCATTAAGAGTGCTACTATAATGAGTGAGTGCTTCTTCAATCAATTCATACTCATCCTGAGTAAGATGTGTTCCGCAAGTCATAGTTCGTCTCCAAAATGGTTTACAATTAAATTAGTCGTCAGCATGATCATCCTCTGGTTCAAATGGAAGATCAAACCTTACTATAGCATGATCTGTGTTGTCTGTGTACTCTTCAATTTGTACAGGACATTCATTTAACCATTCTTGGAATTGCTCATACCTTGAGAGTGGTTTGGGATGCAGTTCTTTGTACTGTTGTTGTTGGTAATTGATTTGTTTGTAAGTCATTACTGCTCCCAATACATGCAATTAAATTCTGCTATGTTTAGGTACTCATCGTTATGGCAGTCTTCACTGTCAAGAACTAAGAACTCCTCATTAAAATATTCAGGAGATACACCTATATCAAGACAAACACCTAGGAACTCTCCTGTTTGTTCATCAGTCATACCACATACGTCGATGCAGTATTCTAAATGTTTTAGTAACTCATCAATCATGTGATTAATAGCAAAGAATAAAAAAGCAGCATGGTCAAGAGGTGCTTCACCTGACTGCTCTTAGTAGGACTAACAGGACGTAATTTCCCTGCTGAACAGAGACAACCATAGATCCTTGCCCACAATGGTCAGGTACTAACTCATGCTGCGGATAGTGTGAGAGGAACGTGGGGCATCTACGCTGGTTTCACCAGTCATGCCCAAATTTACGCTATGGGAATCGCTTACACCTGTACCCCCAACTTAATGGGGCATAGCAACCACATCAGTTACCTCTGCGGTCATCAACTGGAGGGGAAGTCAATTACCTTAACGTCATGTCTCTGCTTCTTACCAGTCATTTGGAACAGTACCAAAGTTTTGGATGTCAGAGTAGTTAAGAACCTCACTTATGTTGATGAACCTATTATATACCAAAAAACCACCCTGTTACAGGTGGTTTGTGACAGTTATTCATCTGGTTCCCAAGGTCGTTGGTTATTTAAGTCCAAAAACTTCTTAATCCATGCTAGAATCTTTTTCATCAGCGATGATTGTCAAATTTAGATGGTACTGCTAAAGGATCAAACTCTGGTTCTGGAACTGTATAAGTCTCAGGTGTTTGAGGATCTACATTATTTGGTTCATCATAATATCCTGTTGGATTTGCTTCACTTGATGCAATACCTGTTGGTACTTGATGTACATCGCTATGACCATCAACATAATATGGACCAGCAAGATCATGGTCATAATATCCTGTTGGATTTGCTTCACTTGATGCAATACTTACATCACCATATGTTGTGGTATCTACAGTATATGTTGTTGTTGGGTATCCTGCGGTTGAACCTACTGATATACTGGTATCAATATGATATGGATGATCTGGTGGATAAATGCTTGAATCAATATTATATGATTCTGGAGTTGCATAATACTGTGGTGCATCAAATGCAGTACCAGCATAGGCAACCACGACATCATCATGGAATGACGCATACTGTTGTGCGTCTGCTGCTGCATTTTGTGCAGCATTTTGTTCTTCTACCTTATCCGCTAACTCTGCTGCAATTCTTGCTGCTTCCTCAGATTTAGCAAGTGCTGCTTCTTCTGCCAACCTTGCTTCTTCTATCTTATGGTTAGCATGACCAGTAAAAATTGATTTAAGATCCTCAAAGAATATCTCTGGTGTGCTTGCACTATCATGCAGATATTCATGAACTACTTCGTTTAACCTTCCCTTCCTGTTGTCCTCGTACATTGCTACTAATTCCTCTGTGTTCATGGGTCTTCACCGTACTAATATCTTATTATATATTAGTGTCTAACATTTATCAAGGGTGCTCCTCTGAATTGTGAAGCAACAATATTAAATGAAGATCCTCCATGTGCAATTATACTCTTTGAATATGCCATTGCAAAGAAGTCAAGTGATAATTCCACAATATAATCTGTTAAGTTATGATACCTAAGACCTAATGCTTTTTTAAATTGATCAATTATTTGACTTCTACTAACAATATTATAATCTCTTGACCAATATCTATAATATTTCTCTGGAGTATCACTACAAATATAAAATTGTGCGTCTGGATCATCCTTCAAAACATTATCCATTATGTTATAATACTTCTCATCCTTTATATACCTGAACACACCACTATCTTTAAGTTCTTTACCAATGTGCCACTTCCAAGGACTCTCACCTATTGGACTACCACCACTCTTATCTCTTTTATATAATCTCTGCAATGATGCTGGCATCCCTTCTAAATCACTATCCTCAAACCAAATACCATTCATTCTTCTTAAATGAATAGTATAATACTTACCAAATGCTTTTTTGAATACATTCTCATACTCTGGATATTTTAATCGCATACGTGTTGGTTCATTATATCTACCCCAATGTCCTATCCTCACTCCATTTGGTGCAGGTTGATCTATTATCCATGAATTCATGAGTACATTCTTATTTTTACTCAATCTCAGTCTTGTTCTATTTTTAAATGTTTTTATAAGACGTGGAACCTCTAAGTATTCTAATTTATCCAGTTCATTAGGTTCATACTTATCATCACTAACAAATGTAGTATGTGGGAAGTCAAATAGTATATGCTCTGGGAATATGGATTCCCTAAACTGTATCTCAAATCTATTATTACATAACTCATTTAATAATGCTGCTTGTCTCCAGAACAACATCTTCTGACCAAATCCACAATCTTTACCACCATCACATGAATATTGGGTATAATTATCCTCTTTATAAGATCTTCTACCCTCATAATGAGAATAAACTTTATCACACCTCAGTATATCCTTCATCAACAAATACCATGATTATCAATGAACATATTTTTATCAAATAGATTAAATCTAAACTTCTTAAAATGGTATTCTTTTGGTGGTGGTACAACTATTGGTGAACCACATCCAGTAAATGATGTACTATCCTTAAAATCAAATGTAATGGTCTTATCTCTATTGTTAACTATTGGATTTATTAATAACAAATAACCACTATTAATTTGAGGTAGGTCAAATACTATATTGCGTAGGGTACTCCTATCGTTAATATCAGATGTGGTAATATGAATAGTCTTTGACTTTGCATACAGTGCATCTAATAACTTACAATTTGGAATAGTCTTCAACTTAAATGGTGATAACACATCAAACCTACGATTATGTCTCACCATCTGATAATACTTAACAAACTCATCATCAATATCTACACCAACATCCAATGGTAATTGGAATTCTTTATATTCTCCAGGTTTTCCTTGTACTAAATCCCTATCCTCACATAGATTATGCTGATAATCAATTAACTGACGGAATAATGGTAAATTGGGAGCAACAACACTAAACTTTAGTGTATAATGACTAGGAAGAATCCAACATGGATGCTCTTGATTAATCTCCTCATCAAATGTATTCAACATCAACTCATTCCATATGTAACTACCCATCACCTCATGGAATAATATATCAATATCATTTGGAAGATTATAGTCTCCTTTATTCCATCTACTTACTTTAAACTCATCATTTATTATTGTCATCTTATCACTAGGTATCTTCATCAACTTCCTACACGTATCAATGTGACGTGCTGAATTGCTATTCTGCTCAAAACATATAACTTCCTTAGCACCATGCTTCAATGCTAAAAATGCTAGTAATCCACTACCAGCACCAACATCAACACATCGTTTATCCTTACATTCTTTTAAAATCTCATCATAAAATTTATTACGTGCGTGATCCTCCATTAAACCATCTAACCCATCATAATAATATTCTAATCCATTATTAAATCTATAAGTCTGCATTGCTTTTAATGCAGGAGAATAATGTTTCTTCGCATTTTTAACCATTATCTATCTCATCTGCTATTTTATATAACTCCTGTGTAGATTTGTATGTAAGACTATCACACTCATCGACACATGCCTTTAAGAATCCTGCTAATGCTTTAGCACCAATCTGTGATTTATTTAATCGTGTTTGTCTTGTTAATTCTGTAATAGCAATTAGATAAGACTTTACTAATCGCTCTCCTCGGTCAGTCATCATCATTACTCCTCAAGTGTTGATTTAAAAGATAGAACCAGATTACACCCAATACTATTATTGCAAATAATCTGATATTTTCAGCATTAATTACAATCATTTCTCATGTGGTAATGGCACACTATTATCTATGAATGGATTAAAATCATCAGATGATACTGTAGGCATCTTAACAATAGAATATGCACGTTGGTCTGGATTATCTAATCCTACCCAATTCTTACCCATAAAATGACCTGCAATAGTAGCAGTTTGATCAACACCATTCAAGTCTGGTCTTAGAGTATGTGTCCAACTCTTTGAACCATCAGCATCATCTATCTTTGAATCAATAGTTTGTTCTGTTGTTGCTGCAAGTGAGTCTTTTTTGACCCAATTTGAGAATGAACCAGGTTCCTCAGCATTAAAGTTTTTAATACGATTAGCAAGACTATCATCACCATGAATATCCTCTTGCATCCAATACTTAGGATACACTACCTTCTGAGTATTTGACAACTCAACACCCCACATACCATAGGTACTGTTTGCCATGATATGATAATCACATAAGTGCATCATACAATGGTCGAATGAATAATTATACCAATTATTCTTTATCTTCTTCTTACCTGCTGGTGCAAGTTCCTTAGCAATTTGTTGAACAGGTACGCCAGTTCTCTGTGATGCTAACATCATTGCCATCTTATAATAAAATCTTGCCATACCAGACTCATCAACAATCTCATCAATCATCTGCATCCATTCACATTCAATCAACTCATTATTATTGGTTAGATCAGTTACCAAAGTGAACCTATCACTCTGCCACTTAGGATTGTTTAAGATATAATCTTTTTCATTAGTGAAGATTAGCACTGGTAAACCATCAGGCATTTGCTTAAGTGCATCAATATAATAATCATCATCAATTAAGAACATGCCACTTGAGATCTCATTGAAGTCACCTCTCCTAAAATGCATAGAGATTACAGGAGTATCACCAAACTTCTCCTTCTTCCATGCTTTACATATATCTTGGATGTCACCTCTATATGCAAAGTCTTTTTTAATATCTGTTATCTGTGTCTCATCAATACTATTAATTGGTGTTGGATACCCAAATAATATACCATCATCCTTAACTCTTGGTAATATATCCTCAAACTGTTCACCATCCAAAAATTCTATTACTAAATCCTCATCTATTGGTGTATCATCACTAAATGTTCTTCTACCTTGTCTTAATATCTCTGGTGCTACCATCTTATCATGTGCTTGCTCATCAATATTCAATGACTCAAATGTATTCCTAAGTGCAAGCAATTCAAACTTACCAGCAGCATACTTTAACCCTGCTCGGTTACATAATGACCTCATCAAAGCATATGATGACATTTGGTATCCCAATCCACTACCAGTAAATTGATGCTCCTCGTTTAATCTCAGTGCCATTGTTAATACTTTTATTGACTATTTAGAAGTATAGTATCCAATTACCATCACACTTCACACCATGTCCTTGCAAACTAATTCTCTTATCATTAAAGTCAAGATTAAAACCTGGTGCAATTTGATGTACTAACTTACCTGTAAACCAGAACATCTTACCTGCTGTGTATGGTACAACAGTTGGTTCACCATAATCACCCCACTGACTATAATCTAATTCCTTCATGTGTTTAGTATATTCATTGTCAATCTCATACTGCTTCATTGACTCCTCTTCCCAAGTATTCAGACCACCACCATTCTTAGGTACAACTAATGGTAGAGTAAATGATAACACATTCTCATAATCTATCTCTTTGAATGAATTATCAAATAAGAACTCATGCTTCTCATGTTGTAGATCTAAATGTATAGTTGCACTTGGTTGCTCCATATACATCTTGGTTGCCATCTTTGGTGGTTCATTAGGTTTAGCACTAAACACATGGAATCCTGGATATGCAAGATAATCCCACAATGCACACTTACCAATCACCTTATCAAATGCAACCATCAACTCACGATATAACCCACCAAAATACTGTGCAAATACAGGATTCTGTTCCTTAGTGTAACGATAGTATTCTTCTATACTGGTTATACCATCAATATATGTTGCAGCACCAAGAGTATAAAAATCTACAGGATTTTCTTGATTTTCATTAAATCCACAGTCACTTGAGTAGATACCTCTTGGTATCCACCAGTCACTAAGAGCATCAATATCTTTTAAAATAATATCAATCTGCTCTTGATTTAATACATCTAAAAATCCACTCTTCATTTCTTTTTAAAGACACCAAATTTAGATAGTAACCACATGGTAACTATAGTCCATCCTATAACATACCACATCATTTATTCATCCTCCTTCTTTTGTGTAATGTCATACTCAATGACAATCTTCTTAGACATTCTACCCACTGAGTTACTGGTACAATATTGTGACCACTCACCCTTGAGTAGATTCTCCATCAACCTCTTATCTAATCCACATAAGTTTACAGCATTATCTACTGCTGCTCTGACTGATTCAAGACCATCTGGATATTCATCTTTAGTGAATCCATTGAGATCTGTTTGTTTAGCATTTTCTAATGCTTTATCAATATCTAAATGGAATTCGTCACTCATGCAACCTCTTCCCAATGGGAGTCATTACCATTTGCATCCTTCACCTTGACCTTACGAGTAACATTCTTTGGTTCATCATTTACTGCTAACTGTGCAGTCACAGTATAATAACAATCAATTGCTCCACCACTACCAGATTGAACAACTACCTTCTTACCCCACTCTACTGCCTTAACAAATAGATCTTGATGTACTCCAATAGGTGTCAACTGCACATTAATAGTTGCAGGATCAATAGTTCTTACTGCTTCAGGTGGTTTCTTACCCAACCAATCATCAGGTAGATCAATAGTAGTATTACCCTTTAGTCTTCCACTAAATGATACACCACCACTTGCTTCAAGGAATGTTAATGCACCAACTGCTTCATCATAGATGGCATACTTTGGTTTAGCGTTAGGATCAGTCATGAGTTTGCTTCCTTCAATGCTTCAACTATAATTCTTTTAAGTTGATTTGCCTTCTTCTTACCAAGACCTGCTCTTGTATCTATCTGAACCTTAATCCAATAGAGTACAATTAATACGATAAGGAATTGTATTCCCTCACCCCATGACATATTCCATGCTTCATTCAAGTCAAGACTTGCTGCTGCTAATAGATTAATCATCTAAATTCTCCAATTTTACATAATTTTGCGTCAACAGATTCAGGTGTTGCTTTAACACGATAAACCACCTCATCCTCTTTACCTAGTTTGGTTAGCATATCTGCTACCTGATCCCATAGGTGTTTGTATTGAGAGTCATTCATTTAAAGATACCTCCAATCCATTTAGTAAACATTACCCAAAGAGATTTACGAGCACTGCCCTCAATCTCATCAAACATATTCATGTTTAGTTTGAACGCATAGTTTGCTTCTGCAATTATAGCATCTATTTGTGATTGATCAAGTTCTAACGCATCTAATGATGCACGATACTCATTCTTATACTCTTTAGCATCTTCTATCTTATCAAAATCATAGAAGTGTAACCCTTCACCCTCTGGTAATGTTAATGCCTTCTCTGCTATACCTTTGAGTATTTGTCCTCCTGATAGATCACCAATGTATCTGGTATAATGATGACCAATCAACAACAACTTATCATTTACCTCACGTATGCGATTAACATACTGTTGACCTGCAACAGTTGTTGTTACAATGGATCTCCAATTTGGTCCATAATAATACCTGAGATCTCTCTCAAGTGCATTTGTCCTGTATAATACAGGATCATCAATTACCGCAATAGCAGGATCATCATGATACTTACTGATCTCCTCCTCCATTGCTCTATACACAAAATAGAAGTTAGCAATGAGTTTGCGATACTGTTCAGGATCAAGTACACCTCTAAGGAATGACGCAACAAACTTAGTATTCTCTGCTGCGGAGTGTGACTTCTTAGTTCCTGTTTTTAATTCTTTTGATAATGTCATAGATCCAATTCTAATTGTGTGTCAGTCCTAATGCGTGACTTGACGTATTTTAAATCCTTCCAATCTTCCTGATAACATAACAGTAATGTATGTATCATCTTATGTCGATCATTCTTAGCATGCTCACAATAGGGTTTAGGTTTAACACTTGTCTCTATTGTAATATACTGGGGACATGTGGGGAATCCTTTCTTCTTAATAGGTGGATCACCTACAAAGTAAACCCATCCCTCATCAACCATTCCTGCTCGCTCCCAGATAACATAGTCATCGACTTTAGGTATGTATGGTTCACTCATAGATCCTCAAGAGTTAAATCGTTTATGAATAACCAATCCTCTGGTTCACACTCATCTACAACAAACTCTTGATGGATCGCTTGAGAATCTTCTATACGATCTTCTAATACAGCAACAGTTACACATGACATGTAATGTTGCTCCACATTCTCTATACATTTTTCATGTAAGAGATCAATCTTCTTCATACCACACCCCCAAGATAATGTTGCTCATATTATCTATGTCATAAAAGATGACACGATACCAACCTCTTCTGTCTCATCTACTTTGAGACGTACTGCATTTTTAACCTTGGGTAATATCTGACCTACATGGTCATCCTGATACCCATCATTCAACTCTCTACACAGATCAAAACATTCTTGATCATCCTTTGCAACTACATTAATTACACCACCGTACTCTGACTGTGGGAATGGAACCCAATAGTCAACGATGTAAAGATACTTATCCATTATTGGAGTAAAAGAACAGGTGTATTCTAAAGTAAAACACCCTCTCCGTCAAGCGGAGAAGGTGTCGTCATCATCAAGTTGATCTTCGTTGAATGATTCAAATACATCCTCGTTAAGATCATCTTCTTGGTCTTGGATGAGAAGGAGATCGTCGTTCATGTGAATCCTTTTGGTATACATCTATTATACACCCACTAACCCACATGCACTACCTTATTGGGACAGTTTTTAAAGTGACTGTAATATTTGGGATTACCTGTGAAGTGTGAATATAATTCAAGTTCACGCTTCCTAGCATCTATCTCATGTGGTTGGTTATTATAATCATCTCTGTTTATCTCCTCACCATTGTAGTGCATCCTACGATGCTTGCTAGTAAGACGACCACTAACCCATTGATGCACATGTACCAACTCATGCAACAATGTTGTAGTGTAGTTTTGTTTATCCATCCTTGCTTGCAAGGTGATCTTAAACTCTCTGGGTCTTCTGAATCCATCTATAACATCACAGAATCCAAAAGAATCATCATAAACCAATCCACAATGATGAACATCAATCGCTACCTTATGCCTTGGCATATACTCAGCACAAAACCACTGAAGAATATCAGTACAAAGACGTTTGGAATATCCATAACCAGATGTACTGTAAAGAAGCATTAGAAGAACCTCATCTCAAGTGTAGTAATGGTTGCAAATGCAACACGAACACCCCAGTGCATCATCCATATAAATGATGCAATGAAGAGTAACTTCTCCTTAGCAGTCATTTCCCTGCTCATTGGCATAACTCCTCAAATCTCTGGTTTGTGATGTCTATTCTATCATCTTCATCCAAATATGGGAACTCCTCTGTTACCTCATCAAATAGGTTTAAAAGAATCTCTTCATGATGTAGTGTGCTCATTTTGTCTCCTTTTGATTAAAGAACCATACTATTAGTGATAGTATTCCAAAGATCAATGCTATTGCAGCAATCTCCTTCCAGTATGAGAATACTAAGATTGCACCAACCCAAAATAGTATTGTGCTGACGCTCTCTATTACACCCATGCTACTACCTCCAGAATAAAAATTGTCGTCTACACGACGAATGTTAATAGTTTGTTGGGAACCGTAGACTCGCTCGAATTGGTCTTTAGCACCTTGAATCGTTGCTGCATTAGCAGTCAAATTCTGGTAACCTTCCTTAGTTCCCAAATAACATCTTGCTGTCCACTGTGCCATGATTAAAACTTCTTAGGGTGAGTAATAACATCACCATGTATCTCATCTATATTAGCATGATCAATCGCATCAATGTGATCAATATGCTCAATATGACCATGATCAATGGTAACGTGTAATGGTTTTTTAAGAATAGTAGCAATCTCTTCAAGACTACTAGCAATTCTATCTAATTGTTCACTCATGCTGCATAAACCTCCCAATCTGATTTGTTTACTGATTCTCTGCAACACTGACATGTGAGTGCAGACCAACTAAAGTGATATACTTTAGAAGTTTGAGAGCATTTAGGACAAGTGATCCATTTACCATCTTGTCCTGCTCTTGTGTAGCGATTGACTTTAGTCATGCTTAAGGTTACCCTCCTCATCATACCAATCATCTGTCACATTCTCAAGTTCAACAGATTCTTTGATCTTGTTGTATTCTGCTGTTGTGAATGGTGGTTTAAGATTGTTAGTCCAGTCTGGTTCATCAGCAGGATTGTCATAGTACTTTGCAGGTACTATATTCTCAAGTACTTCAAAGATGTCATCAACTTCATTACAAAGTTCTTCATCATCATTGCCTTGAACATATCCTTCAAGGACATAGAGAATAGTACTGATCTGACCCTCAGTGAGAGGACAGTTGAATGTTTGTGGTTTGAAGAGTTTCTTAGACATGGGGATCGTATTTGCGAAGGATGTAAAGTGCAATGGCAACACCAACTGATGTTGAACCGAGAATGATTAGTAATAGTGGCATGGTTATCTCATGTAAAGGTATCCACCTGCCCACGATGCTCTGTTATAGCATGCTTCACGCTCTTGAATGATACGTAAGTCATACCTAACATGCTTAGTGTGAGGTGCTCTCCAAGATGCAGGTTTATAAACTTCACCTGTATTCTTGTCAACAAAAGCATTAACTGATCCGTCTCTGTACTCTTGCTCACGATCATCCCATTCAACTGAGACGATCTTGTGGTACTTGCGACCAGATATGATTCGGAACTTCATTAACTTTTCAGTTCCTTCCTCAATTCTTTTGAGTCTTGCATAACCATACTCACTAGGATGTGAATGACAACCTCTGATTGTGTATGTTTTGTAATCCTCTTCAAGTGCTTTTGCTAATTTAGTAGTCCACTCAAGAACTCTCTCTTGAATGGTTTTGTTCTGCACATCTTCGTACTTGTCGTAAGATGGAGAACTGAATCTAACTGGTGTTAAAGTCATAAAAAGGTTTCTCTTGAGTACCTCCTTATTATACACGCAATTATATTCCTAGTACATACAGAGTGTGTAGGTATTTAAAGTGGCATATTCTCTTCTGGATCAGGATTGAGGTAGAATCCTCTCCAATCAGCAGTTCGCAAACACTGATTGAGATCCCATGTAATCTTCTTATTTGCTGCTGTTTGTGATCGTGGTTTATATACCACACCATCAAGCATACCCACAAAACAATGAGTCTTACAGTCGTCATCATCAGTCAACTGCAAGACTCTATAATATTTTCTATTATTGTCATCAATAATAAATGATCCTATGTTATAGTTATTCTCTAATTCTCTCTTCTTAAACTTCCTCTTCTTCTCATCACTCTCTTTATCAGCAATATACTTCTGCTCCCCAAAATACTGTTCTGTTAACTTAAGACAGAGGAGTCCTGTCTTTAATAGAACTTCCTCTGGTCTGTACTTCCTTGCTGCTAACCGAGCAGCATAATCTTCCTTAATGTCCCCTAACGTCTTAATCCCATCTTCATACAACCGAAGTAGATCATCGTCCATTCACGTTACCAAATGCTATATTATATATTCACCAAATGTTTGATTGGATGCTTCTCTACATATTCTCCTGCCATATTGTAAAACAGTTTGTAGTTATCTGTTGTTACATAATGTCCTTTAAGTTCATTACCATCACAATGCCACCCATAACCACGGATTCGTTCTTCTATTCCATCAATGCGGAACTTCTTGTCTCCTTTTAAATAGGATTCGTATGTTTGGTCTAGGTGGATCACTTGATTACTCCTCGTCGTTAGGGTTAGGGTTGAAGTGAGAACCAAATGAACCACGACTTCCGTGTTCACGATTCTCTAATGTGTCTAGTATACCATCAGCATGTTGTATCGTTTCAATTTGTGAGATCATCTTAGCTATTTCTCTACAAATCATTGGTCGCTCATTACGAGCAGCAAATGCTAATGCATTACGAAGACTCACTTCAGCATCCTCAAGAGAGTCAGTTACTTGTCCAGAAAGTGCCATACGATACAAATATGTTGGTTTAAAGACATATTGTACTGTATATATACGAATTCGTCAACTCTTAACGATTGCTTTATATTATGTGAACCAAGTTATGATACTATATCTAGTTCCAGAGAGAATTGGCATGATCTCATGTGGATACAAAAAGTTAGAAGGGAAGACTACAGCAGATCCTTTAGAAGGTTTAATTATCATATCTCTCTCAAAAAATGCAAACTCACCACCCTCATAGTCATCACTCAACATCAATGACATAGAGACTGTCCTTGGACTCTTACTATAATTATCTGTGTGTATAGTATAGAATCCACCTTGATTATATCTCAAGAGATCATACCCACTGTCAGTACTAATAGTACACATAGGGAACTCTTCAATATATTTCTGTGCTGCTACTCCTGCTTTATTAAAAACTATGTTATCAATCTCCTTCCTTCTATCAAAATTCTTATTAATTATATCATTTGTTGATATGTGTACTATCTCACAGTTCCTAACATTATTCTTAGTATCACCATTACCAACCATAGCATTATACCAGTCACTACAGTCATCATACTCTGCTAATATCTTATCACACTCTTCATCAGATAATATATTATCATACACCTTCACATACTCGTCGAGACTTTTACTCTTTGGTGTATTAAAGTCCTCTGAGATTATAACATTTGCTGGTTCAGCATATAGTGGTGCTTTATGTACTGGTCGCATACTATCTGTCATGACCTTACGATCCTTATTAAAATAAAATGTGGCATACTGTCCTCTACTTCTAACATAATGCATAAAGACTTGAGTACAAGCATTACCTTTAAACTCCTCTCTCCAATGCGGTGCAGTCATACCAAAGTATATCATAGCATCGCCAGGATTCAACTTCACCTCTCTCTTCTCACCTTTAGGTGTCTGTATCCATATTGACCAAGGTGTATCACACTCAAGATTAACTGTTATTGATATCTCACACTCTTCCTTATCAACATGTGGAGTTAGAACTGCACCCTTCTCATATATCCTTGCGTAAGTATATGTTGGTAATACAGTCTCACCAACCAGTTGAGATACCTGCACATTCTTCTCACACAATAACTCTACAAACGAGATATAATCATACTTACCAAGACACTTATCTACTTGAGGATCATTCTTTATATCATAGGTAGTAGCATACTCATTAAAATCCTCTGCTAGTGCAGATGCTCTCTCACCAGATATAAAGTTAGGAACAACCATATAATTGTTCTCTGTCAATTTCTCATTAAGCATTGATCTCTACCTTAAAAATGTTAAAGGATAAACTAATTCGTTCAACATCCACATTAAATGGATATACACCATGTTTTAGATCAGCAGGGAATATAAAGAAGTCACCTGTTTTAGGTACTATCTTATGTGACCCTGAATACATGTACCCACCTTTACCATCAACAAATTCTAATAGACCTGCTGCTGGCATATTTGTAGTACCATGTGATTTATAATAGTAATCCTCAATCTCTTGTGGTATATCCACCATTATAACAGCACTCAACTCACCACCATGCATATGCAATGGATTAAATTCGTTCTTCTTTTGATAGTTAATCCAAGGTGCTACAGGGAAGTCAAACTTAACACTCTTTACCTGTTGACCATCTCCTGTCTGACTAGGATCAAGCACATGCTCATTATGTCTCTCATGACATGCTCCAACATATGCCAAAATATGTGGATATACATGCTCCACAAATGTTGCTGGTTCAGCAACCAATTTAAACTGATCTCCAATATTACCTGCAAGAATATGTGCCATACTCTCTGCTTCTGTCCTTGTGGGATCTAATGACTCACGAAGGAACTTTAAAAACTCTTCTGAACATTGCCCATGATAGATCATGGGACCAAATGGTTGGAGTATATTATACATCTAACTTCCTAAGTCTGAACGCCAATGCTTTACGTTCACCCTTATCTGTGTGGACTACTGGTTGCCCATGATCATCCAAACTTATATCTGTTATGGTGGTTCTGACGTTCCTAAATTTACCAACGTCAATCTTATCTCCCACCTTTAATTCAATTGTAAATGAATCCATAATCATCTCCGCACTACGGCAGGTACATCTCCATCATCATCTTCGTCATCCTCATCATCATCCCAATTCAACTCATTTAATTGCTCAATTCGTTGTTGTAATGATGTGTTAAGTGGATCACGTTCAGGTTTGGGGAAGTTAACAACCAATAAATCATCATCACTATTAATCTCTGCTATCTCAGGATGCTTATTATCAACTAAAGGATTAGGTTTTTTAAGATCCTCATCATTAACATAGACTTTAATGGGTTTATTAATGTCTGCTAGATTCTTCCACATCAGAGCAAATGCTGCACCCGCTAATGCGAATGAAGCAAGTCCAAAGAGGGCAAATCCTATAACAGTCATTTTTTTTCTTTCGGTTGTTTCTTGTTTGCTCGTTTAATTAGTTTTGCGTACTGAACATCCTCCTTAGTATACCACTCTGGGTGTTTCTTTGCAACTTTTATAATACGTTTAGCAGTTTTTCTCAAATCCTTCTTCTCCTTGTCATCTTTACCTTCTCTAATTTCATAGTCGGTCAAGTTTTTTGCTCCTCTTGATTGTCTGTTACTTGTGCTTTATCATCATTAGCAATAATACCATCAATCTCACTCTCAACATCACTCTCATCATCAAACAATACATCTAAATCAAATTCATCATCAAGTGTGCTAAGATCAAAATTCTTAAAAAATGTATCTGGTCTGGTTTCATTTGTTAAGAGTTCTTTAGGACTCAATGGTTTTGATTCCTCATCAGGAGATACCTCCACCACATTCTCAAAATACTTATCATCTATGACATCATCAAATAAAGATTCATCTACCTCACCATCAAACAGAGTAACATCTGGTGTTACCTCATTCTCAAATAGATCCTTACTCTCTTTTGCTACATCTTCAACAACATCTTGATTATCAAAGATCTGTCTCTGTTCATCTGCTGTTTGTAATTGAATACGTTCAATTTGTAATTCATGATCCTTCATCAAGAATTCCATCTGTTGTTGATGTTCCTTCTCATGCATCTCAGTTGTTTGATATAATCTCTGCATCTGCATATCATGATCATCCTTCATCTCTTTGACATACTCATCATGATTCTTTTGCATGCTATCCATCTGAAGCTCTAGCTCTGCCATTGCTTCTTCCCAAGACACTGACTTCTTCTTCTCTTCTTCTTCCTTTCTCTTCTGTTCTTCTATCTGCTTATTTAATTCTGTTGTATGATGATTAACATACTTCTCAATTTGACACTTTGCAATAGGAGTATTTGGAATAGCACTATCATACTCTACCCAACCCTCACCATCAGGAGTTCCATCATCCTTCCATTGTATTGCCCATAGATGCTCAATGTCTGTAAAGGGCCAATCCTCTGGAGTAAAGAATATACCAGTTCCATCAATCTTAATATAACGATCCTGTTCAATTAATGTAAATTGTTTCATTTTGAACCTCCAAGTTTATGAGTATGGTCATTATCATCATCTACAACCTCAGTAGCATTGATGATCTTTCTTTCTTGCATCATCTGTGCAGCAGCAGATAATACATTTATGTTAGATTCATTTGCCTTCACCATCTCATTCCTAAATGACTCAACAGCAGCACCAGTAGATCTAGATTGTTGTGATGTTTCTATCAATAACATAGGCAACCATGTTACAGCACATCCCCACTCATCCACTGCTTCACCTGTTTGTGGATTAGCACCTCTTATTTGTGTATACCATGAACAACCAAGTTTTTTACACTTGTCCTGTATCAATGGACAAAAATCATCTGGTTTTAATTGTGCCATACTAAATCTAAGTCAAGTTATTTAGATAAACTAATCCAGTTTACACATTATAACATCGAGATATTGAACTGCCAAGTTGGAAGATGCTTGATACGTACCTATAATAGATACCTGACCACTAAAGGGATGATCATGTGGACCTCCACCTGCTCCTTCTAATACTCCACTAGTGTTAGTTGATCCATCAATAACTCTAGCACCAGTATTACTGAATGGTGTAGCAGATGATCCTCCAGTAGGTCCCAAAGTATGAACATGTTGGTGTTCTGGTAACTCTGCTACTGTTAAGGTATGGTCACCAACCACCTTTGGTATACCTGGAGGTGGTACAATATTCTCTGTATTGTTTACTGTAATTGTTATGTTCGCATTAGTAGATAGAACTGTTGTAAAATTAAAATTACCTGCTGTTGCTCCACCACCAGTTCCAGTCACTACTCTAAGTGCTTTATTATTAACGGATGCATCAGTTATCTGAGTCCAACCAGTAGGTGCTGAAGGTTCCCAAAACATCTTCTGCGTACCAGCAGGATACATCCAATAATATGAATTAATGGAGTTACTAGCATCTGCTAAATCAAATTGTATCCCATTCGCAGTTAATCTTGCCATATCAACTAAATGTGCATATTAGTACATCAACATACTGAAGTCTTAAATCAATCTGCCCTGCTCCACTAGCAGTAAATGTTGCTTGACCACTAAAAGGGTGATCATGTGGTTGTCCTATCTGTCCACTTGGAGATACCACATTACCTGTAGGAGCACTACCTGTAACCCTGAAGTTAGCACCACCACCTGAAGCAGAAGCAGCACCACCAGTTAGTGAGTTGTGAGTGTGATCTGGTATCTGGGATATTGCCAAAGTAGTACCACCCACATTACCTGTTACAGTTGTAGTAGCACTAAAAGGTACTGCCAGTGAAGATGTACTATTTGGAAATACTTGTGTGAAAGTTAGACCACCTGCACCTGACGTACCACCAAAACCAAATCCACCACCAGTACCATTAACAAGTCGTAATGCTTTATCGTTATGTGCGTTCTCTTTAACCCATCCAGTCGGAGCTGCTGCTTGGAAGAATACCATAGCAGCACCCTGCTCTACCACAGCATATTTTGAATTTAACGAGGTAGAATCACCAAAAGTGACACCTGTCGCTGTAAGAATTGCCGACATTGTATAATGTTATTCCTTTATTCTTTATTTAGCACCTTTTTAGATCCGTCATTTATCCAGAACCCATCATCAGTCAATTCCCAACCATCATCCTGCATTGCCTTCCAACTACCATATCTCTCCATTGCTTCCTCAGTTAGATTCATCTTAATCCATGCTGGCCAAAGTTCCTCTTCAACTTGAGGCATCTGCAATTCCTTCCTACGTTCTAATGCATACTCACGATACATCTCTTGAGTCCACCCATCATTATATGGTGACTGTGCTTGCATCTCAGCATCCATCAATTTATAATCAAATAAGAGTTCCCTCTCTTTGTCTGGAGTATCAGTATCCCTCACATAGACAGTCTTGCCACCATCAGGAGACTCATAGATCTTTGCCATTAGATCTCCTCATCACAATGCTTCTCTACAATCTCTTGAATGACTTCACTAAATGCATTACGCAATTCATATTGAATGTCATTCTTATCCTTCTTTAACCTACTAACTGTAATAGGTGGAAGTGTAAGGGTAGCAGTGATGTCCCATAGACCAAGTTCTTTGTTCTTGGTAGTATTAATTTCCAGCATTTAAACTTGCCTCCGCATAGTCACGATTGAATAGATCAAGACCTTCTCTAGTCAGTACACTCTTGTACATATTATCAAATGTCTTTGGTGGTAGTGTGAGTACCTGAGCACCATATAACAAGCAACGTGATGCTTGATGTGCTTCTCTAATAGATGCTGCTAAGATTTTAGTAGGCATCTTATGTTCCTTCTTAACTCCACAAATTGCTTTAATTAGTTCTACACCACTAAAACTATTGTCGTTAAGTCTACCTACAAATGGTGATAGGTATGTAGCACCTGCCTTCATTGCTAAACATGCTTGAGCAACAGAGAATACCAATGTTACATTAGTTGGGATACCATTATCACTCAACCTCTTACATGCTTTAAGTCCTTCAACTGTGCATGGTACTTTAATAGTAACAGCAGGTGAGATAGGATAGTATGTCTCTGCCTGTGCTATCATATCATCAGCAGTATCAGCAACTACTTCAGCAGATATACTCTCCATCTGAGGATAGCGTTCTGCAATCTCTCTGATTACTTCTTGTTGAGTACGACCTGACTTAAGTATTAAGGTAGGGTTTGTTGTTACCCCATCAATAAGTCCTGTATCATAACGTGACTCAATCTCTTCTATGTTTGCGGTGTCTAAAAAGAATCTCATTTTTTCTTTTGGTAATGTTGTGGAAGACTGCCTTCCAAAAATCATAGGTATCAAACCTATTCCACGGGATCTTCACAGTGAACAAATCCTACTATTTTAGATTTACGGTCACGATTCCTATAACCAATGTCAGCAACGACATCCATTACATGAAGTATATCCTTGACAGATGTTCCCTCTGGTAATCTGGTCATAACAAAATCAAATGCAGGGAAGAATTCATCCGCAGCATCCGTAAGTTCTTCCATATTTAGAGGTGCTTTATCCATCGTCAGACTTAGGTGTGTTCTTATGAAGATTTTCTAGTGCTTTGAGAACTTCTGGAGTCTCTTCCCATTCCCATACATTTGTATGCTTAGGGTTCTTCTTCTCTTGTGTGAAGGTTCGTTTTGCCATAGATTGTTTTCTACTAGTATAGATTATATCATAATACTAATTGTCCAGCAACATAATCTGCTACATTGTTATAGGTTTCACTTCCAGCATGTGCCATGTCTCTACCATAATCCACTTGTGGTATGTACTCTGCACCTATCTGGTTATCCCTAAAGAGAGTAAAGTCAGCATATGATGTATTATGACATAACTGTTGAGCAATCTGTCTGCATAGATGAGAAGTTATCTCACCATGACTCTTATTATATCTCCATGCTAATCCCATACCTGCAATATCCTTTGCCCAATTACCACAATGAATTACCTCATCAGAATAGTATGGTGCTCTACCAGATCCAGGCCATCCAATCACTACACCTTTAGGATTATATCGTGACAGTAAACATGAGAGATTATGTATTGTAAATGTTGGTGAAGATCCAGGTACACCCATGTTGATTACAGGATGACCTATCTTATCCTCTAATTGATATGATATAGTTTCATCTTCAGCAACACCCACACCATACACATAAGAACATCCCATTACAACTATAGACTTCTTCCAGTGAATCTTAGACCATTCTTTTGTTCGATAACCATCTGAATTAACATGATACTCTACACGTTTAGTAGCATACTTCCACTCAGGAGTATAATTCTTCTTAGCACGTTCTTTAGTATCCTGATCATACCAATCCTTAGTCTCAGGTCTATTGCTAATACTAAACAGATTTATAAATGGGTGATTAAGTTTAAAGAGATTATACTCTTCCGTATAGTTTCTCATAATGACTTACAGGTAATGTTGGATCAGGTTTTGTATATACATCACGATTCATTGGACACATTGAACAAGTGGGTTCATCCTCTCTATTTAAAAACTCTTCCAATTCATCATCAGTACAATCCACATCCAATGGTTTATACTTTAAGTATGGTTCCCACTTCTCTGATAGATTATACTTCTTTGCTTGCATGGGCAAATATGCCAACGCTGGACACTTCCATAGTTTACCCTCATGCAACTGCATCGCATGCTTTGAGATACAAACCTCCCAACTCTTCCTAGGATTATTATCCTCGAATGGCATCATTGTATCACCAAATCCTTTATATTGTCTAACCCACTCCTTATTAGTATCCCAGAACTCTACAGTCACACCAAGATCATTCTTCCATTGTTTAGCAAGTTGATATCCACTCTTAAACTTCTTAATGTAGTTTGGATGCTCTTTACTATGAATTGATACTGCTAGAGTAGCACCTGCTGCTAAAAGCATCTGTGGTAATGTAGGATGTCGATGTAATCCAGTTGTATTGGATATAACATCTATATGTGTAAAAGGATCAGGGTATATTGCCCTAACCATGTAAACAATCTCAGGTAGATCCTTGTTTAAGGTTGGTTCTCCACCAAGTATAGTTAATGTCTTTGGTCTTATCCTCTCACTCCAAGCATACAACCAATCCTCTATATCATCTAATGATATATTACCAAAATGACCATGATTAGAATAATGCGAACATCCCTCACAAGTAAAATTACATGCATGGGTAACGTGTAACTCTAACTGCTTAATGTCATGCATGGTAATTAAAATTAATTAGTAATCTACGATTAGTACTAGTACATGTAGTTGCTGTATGTTTTGTCTCACATGGGAATCTACAAAATCTATTTGCCACACTCTCACATTTAGTACCATCTTCAAATAATGTATAACCATCATTTGAATTTATATAATAGATTCCTGTAGTTAAAGTACCTGTAAAATCTGTATGAAATTCATCGTCATAAACATCCAACTCACTAGTCTTCATGACACAGTTTGCTTTGATCCTAGCAATAGCAGTCATGTTCTCACGTTTAATGATGGGAGTCATTAGATTAAATGCTGGACTTATTATTTGATGTTGAGCATATATTAATTGAGCAAAGTGGAATCTCTCACCATTAGCAGTCCAATCAGTTGATGTAAATGGTATATAAACCCAAGCACAAGAATTGTTGAGAGTACCATCATCCATTGATCCTGTAAAATAATCATAGATCTGACGATGCTCATGTTCTGGTAGATAATCATCAATTATCTCAATCATCAATGTACCCCGTCTCTTTTAACATATCTACTGCTTCATCCCAACTTGTATCAAGTAACTGCATACAAATTGCTAATCTCTTTATTGGACCTTTTTGTGATGGTATAAGTGCATGTGGATGTGATACATTCAGAAGATATGCTTCTCCTGGATGTGCCATGAATCTATCAGACTTCTTAAGATACTTATCATGGAATATTGCACCATCAGTTTGATTAGCAATCTGAACAGTCTCAACATCTTCTCTTGGATGATAGAACTGAGTACGCATCCTATCAGTTCTAATATAAAAATTAATTATTGCTTCAATACCACTATCAGTATGTGCAGGTATCTTATGATTAACTTCCATTAATGACAGAGTACACTTATCTCTATATCTTGATGGTATTACTTGAAGTAATTCATTCTCTTGTTTTGTCTGAACATATGAATATCTAATTCCAGCAAATCCTATTGGTGTATCAATACCATACTCTATCTTCTTACCAGTTTTGATAAGATGATTTATCTGCCATTCCTCGTTTAATTTCCTATACATCTGATTGTAAATCTAGATCAATTAAAATCTCTTCTATAGTACCAGAGATAACATCATTATAATAGAAATCATCTCTTCGTCTATTATGCTTTGCTGCTTCAGTAACAACATTCATAATGTCTGGTCTACTCTTTAACCAGTCAAGTTCATCACCAGATAAACTGGATATATCCTTATCCTTAATCTTATTAAGGACATTCATATGCATTATGCGTTCAAAACTACTCGGCATTTCTCTTCTTGAAGTATTCTAACTTAAGTGGATCTATAAAGTCAATGACTAAAACACACCTATAATAATTCTTGGCAACCAATGGTTCTGGATTAACTGGTTGATGATTAATATCTGAATGATGTATCAACAATGAGTTCTCATCACCTGGAATAATTATCTCCCGATCATCATTCTCTATAAGTGTACCATAGATTCTAGAAGGATTCCTGAGATAATATATCATCCCAAGATTAAAATACTCATGCTTATGTGTGTTACCATAGTTTATGTATAGTTGATTATCATATAATTTTTGAGTTACACCCTTCATTCTTTTTGCCCAACATGAAGCAACTTGAAGTTTCTTCAAACTATCATCACCAACTAGATTAGAATAATCATACAGATGCTTTTTAATTAATTTGAAGAATAATCTCCAAGATTGCATATACCATAACTTCCTATTAACCAAGTGATTAGTAACTTCTGTACACCTATCCCATTTATCTTCATGCTGCTCCAATTCATCCTCAATCTCCTCTATCAATTGATTCCTAACATATGGACTCAATAAATTATATGCTCTATAAATCTTATTACCACAAAAATCAAAATGTTCTACAGTTCTAGGATCATCATGTATTGGTGGTTGCCAGTCAATTTTCATATCTTCTTTTCCAATATGATACAGGTAGGAGTGGATCTTCTGGTTTAAACGATTCTACCTTAGCAGGACACATGCTACAATATATCTCTGCCTTACGATAAAAAAACTTCTTAATCTCTGCTTTTGTAGAATATTTATCCAGTGGTCTGTACTTTAAATATAGATCCCACTTATCAGATAAATCATACTTCTTTGCCTGTAGTGGTAAGTATGCTAAACCAGGACACTTCCATAGTTTACCTTCATATAATTGAACACACAACTTAGATACACAATTAGACCAACTAGATACTGGATCACCATCCTCATATGGTTCCATACTATCTCCATATCCTTTATACTGTCTCTGCCAGTTAACAATAGATGGTCTTAATTCTACCCTTGCACCTTTCTTAATCCACTCCTTCATTAAATTATATACAGGTTTAAACTTCTCCACATATACAGCATCAGTTTGACTATGAACAGATACACCCAATACTGTTCCAGTATCTACTAATATCTCCCACAAATCTGGATGATTATGTAAAAAGAATCCGTTACTAACAATCTCAATATCTGAATGTTTAAACTTCTCTCTAGCAAGCAGCACAAAATCTCCTAACTTTGGATGGAGTGAAGGTTCACCACCCATTAGGGTAAATCTCTTAGGTACAACTCTTCTATTCCAATTACTCATCCACTCATCAGCATCTTCTAGTGTTATACTTCCACTATGACCCTGATTCATATAATGTGTACAACCCTCACAAGTTAAATTACAAGAATGGGTTACATGTAACTGAAACTCATGTGGTACTTTAATCATTAGTTCATGTTCATTGATAATATTCTTCTCTCAACATCAGATCTATTGACTGGTACATAATGTGCTAAAGATGTTGGGAATACTATTAGATCTCCTTCTTCAATACCTGATGGTTCATACTCAAATACATTACCATCAAAGTTATTTAAAAAAGGAGCAACAAATGTAGTTGCTCTATGATGTTCTGGATCAAATTTAAGATATAATACTGAACTAAATCCACCAAATCCATGATTATGCACTGAATGGTTATGTGATTTATTATATTGCTGGAACCATGCAGAATTTATCCTAATTTGTTTCTCTATACCAAAACACTTCTTAACTCTTATGAGATCATCCATAAGAATTCCTTCAAGTAAAAAATGATATTGCCTATTAGTATCGTAATCAGTAACCTGATCAGATACAACCATATGATGTTTATTAGCATCATATATTTCATCCAACTTTATCTTTTTAACATCCCATCCCTCTATCTTAGTATGATAGAATGGTATAGCAAACTTCTTTAAATAAGGACCATCATAATCCTCAGTATATATCATGACATCTCCTCCAAATAATTTATCACACTCTTCCTAGTTCTCTTAAGATCTAGCATATCTATTCCTTCACTCTCTGCTTTAGATCTAAGTTTGCTAGTAATGTCCTCACTTAGAAGGAACTCAAGTATAAATTGCGATGCTTTAGACATTGTAGAATGTATACTTCAAGAATAATTCTTCACCTTTCTTTATATCTTTGATAGTTCTCATATGATATATCTTACCCCACTCTTCTTGCTCAAATACTTTAACACAGTTTGGATCATCAGAATGATTTACAAAACCACCCAAAGGTGTTCTCATAATCTCTTCATCCACTACTACATGAGATATACCAAGATAAACATCATCAGGTATATCCTGTGTTGCGAATAATCCTTGACCTGCGACAGGACTATCCTTAACATGTAAACAATTAGGAAGTGCTTTGTACATACTCCAAGTCCTTAACTAATTCAATTACGTGATCTCGAATTTCCATCAGTTCATTATAGCACTTCTGGTTATGAGCACAACCACGTAATTGATGATCTGCTTTGTATAATGATTCTAAGAACAAGGTCTTACCACGATCCCACTTCTCAGATTTAGTTTCATTGTCACGTATAGAGTTTTGATCCTTCATAGTTACTGTAGTTTAAGTCCACCGACAAGTATTCTCTTAGAATCAGAGAATTTTGCTGAGTGTTCAGTGTCGGAACTAAACACCAATATTTTATTCCTCTCAGGTAATACATGATGTTGAATATCATCATAATGCAAGACAGTTGCACCATCCTTACATGTATTAAGATAGAGAATGAATGAGAAGTCCTCATTATGATCATGTTTATGGCGAGTCATAAACCCACCAGAATCATAACTTACCAAATGTAAGTAATGATAATACATCTTCTTGGAACTTACTGCTTCAACTATGTCCTTTAAATACGCAATGTACTCATCAAACACAGGGTCTTTTACAATTCCTAGAATGTTAGTAGTTGCAAAGCAGTCTTCAGAGAGAGAACTATAAGTCTCATCTCTATACCACTCACTACGCATCATAAAATACTTCAACCATTTGTCAAAGTATTCTGTGATATCCCTCTCACATTCTAGTATAATATGCATTATAGTTCAAGATGCGACTTATAATCCTCATCTTTGAACACTTCCTCATACTGTTGAATGAGAGTATCTCTCATATCATGGAAGGGAGTTACATCAGTATCTAGGTCATCACCAAGATTAAATGCATCAACCTGTTGCATTGCCTTATGTGCAGCAGTTATCATCACAATCAATCCCATCCTATCAACAGTAATATTGACAAGAGTATGTTTTGGTACTTGAGACTCAAACCTCATCACACCATCTGCTTCAGTCATGATTCTAACCTCCAGTTAGTGTCTCCTTTTTTATTTACCCAAAAATAATGTTCCTTGTTAAGAGACTCCAGATAATACTGTTCCTCCTTAACTTCCTTTACTCTACACGAATGAAATTTGTCCATGCCATTTATAAAGAGATCCTTTGCAGAATCACTAATAGGAGTAACACAAACGAATTTAGTTTTGGTTTTCATGGTAGGATTACAGTTCCCTCTTTAGGTAGTTTACGGTGCTTTACTACAAAGTTACGAGCAGACTTTTCATTCCTGCAAGTCTTTATAATTTCACCCTCATGCACAATGCATAATCGGGTCTCACTGCCAAGCACAGGGACAGCATAATAACCATCTTTAGTGGCAAATCCATGTTTACAATCTTTATAAAAATTGTAAATAGATTTTAGTTCTTTTTCTTTGTCAGTCATCTGTTCAAAAATAGAATTAGACCACGAAAAAACATTACAGCAAATAAGATATAATATACCCACATTCCAGTCATCATAACTTTATTGTAGGTAGATCCTCTTACATAACGGACTTTGCCTTGACGATCCCATCCATCAAGCATGTATTCTTTTGGATCAATTTTTCTCATGTTTTCATAGTAGCAACTACAGGTTCACCATCAACAAAAGCAGTCTCATAAACGCTATGTAAACGGCGAGAAGTTTGTATACCTACATTGTTACTGTAGGTAGGAACAACGATGTTCCCAAACTGTTTGTCTGGTGCAGGACGAATAACACGACCAACAGACTGACACATCTCAATGACATTCATATTCCTAAGAAGAATAAGAGATGTCAAACCAGGTACAGAGATACCCTCACTCAAGATTGAGT